TAATCAAAAGTTCTATCGACAGCCGCACCGCTTGAATTTACAAAAGCTATACTGAAACCATTAACAGTTTTTGAACTGATTGTAAATGTATCTCCCGTAGCCATATTTTGAGCCGCTATACCTAATGCTGGCACTTCAAAAAATGGATTTGTAAATGTGATTGTTTTTGAACCTGATGAGGTTGCTAAATTACTTTCTGCAAAAGTTCTCTCTTCAATATTTAATTTAAGAGCAATAGATTTTACATTACTAGAGGTTTGGTCATCATCGTTGGTAAGTTTCAACCTAAATTTAGCAAACTTAAATTTAAATGTAGCTGATTGTGTTATATCTGTAAAAGATGTGCAATCTGCAAGTGATGTAGTTGATGTTGCTATTTGTACTCTGTGAAAAGCGTGTAATTGCTCAGTCCCATCAAAAGGTGCTTTAGCTGAGTCAAAAAATAATGCCCCTCTACCCGAATCAAACAAATCATAAGGATTTTCTGCATCGAGAGTAATACTTGGCACTACATCGCCATCATATATTTGAGATAAAGAGATTGAGTTTACAAAATTATAAAAACCTTTTGCGTCCCTGTTTTTATCATTAAAATTAGGATTTGAGGTTGTATCTGTGCCTCCTAGTTCAAAGTCTCCACTAGGGCTGTCAAAATTACCAACAGTATCGTCAAAATTAGTGACTGTATCAAGTGTTATAACTGTGTCGCCTGATGGGTCTATTTTTACTGCTAATGGTAAAGTTCCGTCCATTTGATCTGCACCAGTAAATATGTCTGGTGTTTCTGTAAAACTAGAAACTGTTTTATATGCCTGTATGCCAGATATATTAGTTGTTACGATAGTTTCTGTTGCCGAACTATTGCCGTTTTTGTCCACCGCTTTTATAAGATAAGAACCCGTCCTTGCTGGAACTACTGCATTATCACATTTTCTACGAGGACATCTTACTAAATTAGTTGAATTAAGCCATTTAGAACCAGTAAGTACATCTTGAAATCTAATGTCATAATAAGAAATATCTAAATCACTGTTTTGACTAGGTGGAGTCCAAGTTAATTTCATTTGATGTTGTCCGTGCATTTCAACGGCAAAATCTTCTACGTTGCTAGGAACTTCAACACCACCAACAATTTTACGAGTTGCTGATACAAATGTTGATTTAGAATCAATAGTATTTATGGCTCTTACCCTTACTTGATAAGTAGCCTCATCTATTACATTTAAATGTTGATAATTAAGTGTTTTTCCAGTTGCTATTTCTCTAAACGAATCACTTACAGCATTACCATCTGGGTCTAATGTTTGTTTTATTTGTACCTCATATTTATCAACAAATTTATCTGGAGAAACCCCTACTGTAATCAATAATCTAGTAATAACAATTCCGTCTGCATACTCAATCAATTCATCATCTAAAGTTACACTAGCTGGTGGCTGAACAGTAAACGGATTTGGTAAAGTCGTATCTGGTATAGTTGCGGGTGCAACTTGTGTACCAAACGCATAATATGAGTCTTGATGCTCTGATAATTGTAAACTTACTGTTTGGTCTGCATTAATTGCCATTCCTTGAACACGAAAAGGTTTAGCTGAGAAAGATGGCGTGGCATGCGTGACGTTGACTATGTCGCCTATGCTTAAATCTAGTGCTGTTGCATCAGCTTTTATATTTATATCTAAACTTGTTCTTGAACGTCTTAGGATTACCTCAGCCATTTCCTGAGCCTGATGTGGATTATTAAGCATAGAAAAATCAAAACGAGCCTCTAATAACAAACCACCATCTGCTGTTTGCATATTAGAAAAAGTATCTGCACTTGCTAATCCTGTTTCATCTACTGGGGGAAATTGTGCGGTATCTGATTGATATGATTTATCTGGATTTGTAAAATTAACTATAACTCTATTATAACGAGAGTTTTTGTTTTTACTGCTTATTTGAATACCACCTATAATATTATCCTCTGTAAGAGTTATAGATGCTGAACCTGAACCCTCTACAAGTATTTTATATTTACCAGCACTAAAATTTAAAAATGATCTTGAACCTCTGACAAACGCTTTCACATTATCAATAGCTTTTTTTGATGTATCAACAACTGTGTGACTATCCATCAAATCAATCGTACTAGCACCAGAAAAAGGTGTAATATCTGTATCGCAAACATCGCCAGCAACTTGCCAATCAGCAAAATTAGAATCAAAATAACTATTAGGTATTCCCATACCAAATTTATCATTTCGCAAATAATCTAAAAGCTGATAAATTGGATTGTCTGAGTATTCCCATGTGCTTGATGTGTCTGCTCTATGTGAGCCTGAACCACCAGTTACAGTGCTATCTAAATTTGGATTATAAACTTTTCTACCTTTCACAATAGCATTTACAGTAGGAAGAGAGCCAAAAGCATCTGAGTTCCATTTAAATTTAAGTGCTATGTACGCTAGCCCCCTGAGCCGATGATTCGATGTCCATGATGATAAACCTGATAACAAACTAGATGCACTTTGCGAATCAGTGCCATAATGAGGTTCAACAGTAATTAAACTTTCTGCACTAGAATCATCGTCTGGTGCTTTGAAATAGTTTGCATCAGAACTAGCAACAGTTCTTTGAGTGTTGTCTGCTAAGTCTCCACTAAAAGTAACCTCGTTATCATTAATAAATATTTTAGTTATGTCATCTATTTCGCCCTCAGAAAGTATTATAGCCATATAAAGAAACTCGTTGTCTGTGCCTGATGTTTCTAAAAAAACAACATTTCCTCCTACTTTTCTAGTTCCGTAAACAATTGGTATATGTGCATTTGCACTAAATTTATTTACTAATACACCTTTTGCATTTTGATCGGCTAAATTATCTCCAAAATCAGGAATATCAGGAATAGGATTTAACCAACCGATAACATCTTCAACAATATCTACAACAATATCAACAACATCTGAGACAATATCAAAGGCGGCATCAACAATTTTCTCAGCGGCTTTAAAAGGATTAAATTTACCCATTACGTCAATCTCCAGTTACTTCCCATGTTTTCAAAACCTAATCTTTCAAATACCGGGTCTATATCAAGTTTTGTAGTTGTTGATAAGACAATAGGGTTATTTTCAGAAACTCTTTTGACCATATTAATTAATTGTTTGAGTAATTTATAATTTCTAAATTGCGGTTGCACATAAATCATTTCTATTTCTACTATTTTTTGTTTACTAAACCAATATTCAGATTTATGAAATATTAGACACCCAACCATTTTATCTTTGTCTAAATCTTTTATACAGATAATTTTACCTACTTTTAAAAAAGTATTTAAATAATAATTAACTTTTGAATTGTCTAGTTCAGGGAAATTACAGTGTGTTAAATGTGTTTCTTTCCAATCATGGATTAAATAATTAAGTTCTTGTATATCTTTTTTTTCTGCTTGATATAAATGAATACTTGTCATTCTCTGCCCCAACGTATATCTCTAACAGTCAAAGCCGCAAACTCCATACCTTTATCGCCGCTAAAAAATCTTTGTTGAGAGTTATCGGTTGTAGTTCTACCACTTATTTTGCTGAAATTACCCCAATGTGAGGTAACAGTCAGTATTAAATTAGCTGTAGTAGTATTATCGCTTATCTTGTATTCGTCTATTGTTCCGTAAAATAATAAAAATGGGTCGCTAATTAAAGCATTGTTACTATCTAAATATCCTCTGTAAATATAAACATTATCATTAATTATATTTTCACTTAAAGCTATAGATACATAAGTTTGATCTACAGCCGATAGACTAATAGATAAAGAATTTTTTGTAGGTTGATTTGTTTCACTTACACTACTGATATTACGAAGATGTCCATTTGATTGATACGTTCTTGATGTGCCAGATACACTAGATGTTATATCAAAGCTGGCGTTTGTTAAATATATTGGTGTTCCAAAGCCTATCTCTAATAAAATAACGGGGTCAATGATTCCAGTTGCTAATTGTGTCTTTACCGAACTCGATAATCCTCTTGCCATTATAAACTCTCAATAACATCAAACTCAAATTTAAATAATAAATTACCATCTTTATCGTTAGAGTTTGTTTCAAACTCTTGAACATCGCTTGTTAGATGAACTGTCACTGGAACTGAGTCATAAGTAACAGAACTGTTATCAGCTAAAGCAGTTCTTAAAGGTGGTTCGATAGTCACAGTTGCGGCATTACTTGATGATGTCACATCTGCAACAACCATATAAACTTTATCGTGTGCAAATTTTATTAGGTCTCCCGCTTTCAATCTTCCAGTACCATCAGCCGCAAATCCATCAATAGCAATAGTAGTATCAGCGGCAGAGTGTGACCCGTTCACGAGTAGAGTTCCTGTTTCATTACCAAGTGCATTTAATGTGCTTGGCAAGGTTATTGTGAAATTTTCTTTGCTACTTCTTTGTTTAATAATAAACGCCATGATCGGGGCAAACTCTGACCTAGTCATAGGAGGATATGAAATTGTAAAACTAAACCTTTGTCCTTGTACTTGCCTCCTAAATGTTTTGCCACTATCAGTTTCACTAAATAAAGTTTTCTGATTATTTTTAAAATTAATTGCTGTAAAATTTGTATTTGGTAATGCTCCACTCATATTAAATTACTGCCATCTTTCCTTTTTCATTAACTGCTGAATTAATAATATTTACTAAAACACCTCTACTATTGACTAGCAACTCATTAAATCCTCTAGCATCAACAGTATTGATATTAAAGTTTACTGTTACAGGCTTTCCTCCCATACTTAATTGATTATTAGGAATAACAGTACCAGATTGATCAGGCACAAACAATTCAGGACCTTTTTCCCCTACAATACTTGGTCGGTTTATTGGTGGTCTTCCACCATCTGCAAATCCGAAAAGTTTTCCTACTGATATTCCAAAAATACTTTTTACACCAAAAAATCCTAAAGCTTTTTGTAAGGCAAGCATGGTTAGTTGTTTTGATATTATTCTTGCAATATCTTGTAATACTGATCTTGTAAAATCTTTAAAAGCTAATTTTCCTGTAAACAAGGAATCTGCTAACATATTAGAAAAATTAGTGAATGCTTTTTTACCAGCTTCTTCAAATTGTTGTAGTGCATTTTTTTGTTTTTGCATTTCATTTACAAAACCTTGTCCAAAAGCCATGTATGATTTTTCTAACATACTAACTTCTTTTTGTTCTGCTCTTATTTGATCTTGATTTTCAATCATTCTTAATTTTTTAAGATGAGCAAATTTTGCTAATTCTTGATCAGCTCTTTTTTCTTGTTCTAAAAGTTCATCAACTCTTGCTAAATAATCAATCATGGATTGCTCCATGTGTCCTGTACCTATAATAATAGTATCAAGTGCACTTCTTAAAGTTGAAGTATCAATGTCATCAGCTCTAAAAAATTCCTCAATCATGGCTTTTGTTCTTCCTGTTACTTCACCAAAATTAATTAAATCAAGACCAAGCTTTTCTAAACCAACATTGATAGCATTTGCTATATCGTCAAATAATGACCCTATCGCAATAACTAATAATTTAGCTTTTCCACCCAGCATTAAAAAACCAATGATACCCATAGCTCTCATTTCAGGAGGGAGCATATTTATAAAATTAAATAAATTTCTTACTGAATCAGTAAAGAAATCAAATATAGGTTTCATCATGTCAAGAACTCTAGCAGTTCCCAACATTATTTTTCTTAATGCAGTTACTAATGATTCACTAAATGATTCTGCGGCTTTCTCTAATGAACCAAAGTTTTTTTGTAAAATATTTTCTACTGCTATTAAATTAGATTTAAGAAAATCAAAAACTCCAGCTTCCATGGTAGCCTTTTTAAATAAAAATATTTTATATCTGCCTGTTTTAACAAATAGCAGTGGTGTAGGCACTCAAACTTGGGAGGAACATTTTATAGGTACAGGTTCTAGTTCTAGCCCACAATTTGCAAACATTTCCGCAATACAAAGTGCGGGTTTTTCTGCCTATTTGGAGCCAGCACCTATAGGAGTCTCTGGTCAAGGTACATATCTAGAAGTATTTGATTTTGGTACAAATTTAGCATCATCTAGAG